CAAATTAATGGTAGTGCAGGAGCAGCTTCTTATAATGGATTATCAGGAACCGCAGGAGCAGGTGGCCAAGTAGGTACACCAGCGACTGCTGGAACAAGAGGTGGTGGTGGTGCAGGTGGTGGTGCAGAAAACTACGGCTCTGGAACAGCTGGTTCCGTGGGTGGACCTGGTGAAATTAACTATAGATTTTTGAGGACTGTATAATGCCATTAACTAAAATAGGATTTGCACCAGGAATAGATAAACAAGATACAGAATATGGAGCTGCAGGACGTTGGACTGATTCAGATTTTGTAAGATTTAGATATGGATTACCAGAAAAAATTGGTGGTTGGATTTATTTAATTAATGAAACTCTTATAGGTGTTGCTCGTGACATACATGCTTGGACATCACTAGATGGTGTACGATACACGGCCATCGGAACAGACAGAAAATTATATGTTTATACAGAGGGTGTTGCTTTTGACGTAACTCCTATTAGAAGAACAAGTGGAACATTAACTAATCCTTTTACAACGGCAAATAATAGCGCAACTGTAACTGTTACAGATAATGGACATGGGGCTGAAATAGGAGATTTTGTAACATTTTCTGACGGATCAGCAAATAATGTTGTAAACAATTTAGAAATGAACGCGCAGTTTGAAGTTACAACTGTAACAAACAATAACGTCTACACTGTCACCTATGTATCTCAAAACGGAACTACTACCCTAGCCAGTTCATCTGCTTCAGGAGGAGGTAATGTTGTAGCCACTTATCAAATAAAAGTAGGTACTGCTGTATCACAATACGGTTATGGTTGGGGTACTTTTCAATGGGGTAAAGAAGCATGGGGTACACCGAGATCAAGTTCTAATGTTACTATAGAAGGTAGAAACTGGTCTTTTGATAATTTTGGAGAAGATTTAATAGCAACAGTTCTTAATGGTGGAACCTTTAGATGGGACACTTCTGCTGGTACAGGAACAGCTGCCGCTGTTGTTTCTAGTGCACCTACTGTTTCTAGATTTAATTTAGTTTCTATGCCTGACAGACATACTTTCTTATTCGGAACTGAATCATCTATAGGTTCAGCAACTACACAAGATGATTTATTTTTAAGGTTTTCTTCTCAAGAAAGTTTTACAGACTGGGTTCCTAGCTCAACAAACACTGCAGGTTCTTTTCGTATTCAAGATGGATCTAAAATTGTAACTGCTGTTCGTTCACGTAATGCTGTATTAGTATGGACAGACACTTCTTTAAATGCACTACAATTTGTGGGAGCTCCTTTTACATTTAACTTAACTCAAATTGGAGCAAACTGTGGAGCAGTATCACTACACTGTGCTGTTGACGTAAATGGTACAGCGTTTTGGATGTCTCAGAATTCTTTTTATAAGTTTGATGGTGCCATTGCAAAAATGCCTTGTTCAGTACAAGATTACGTCTTTGAAGATTTTAGTATTACGAATCAACCAGAAACATTTGCAGCTGTTAATTCAGAATTTAATGAAGTTACTTGGTTTTATACTTCTAATAATGCGGATCAAATAGACAGATTTGTTACATACAATTACCTAGAAGATTGTTGGTCCACGGGAAGTTTAGCTAGAACTACTTGGCAAGACTATGGAGTCTATCAAAAGCCTTACGCTACTGAATATGTAACCACGGACATCGGAACAGTGCCTGTTGCTTTAGGTGTTACTGCTGGGGCAAGTTCTTTATATCAACAAGAAACAGGAACAGATAATGTGATTGCAGGTATTCCTGCTTTTATTGAATCAGGTGATTTTGATATAGCAGATGGACAACCTTTTTTACATATTGGAAGAGGTATTCCAAACTTTAAAAACTTAACAGGGTCTGTAGACATGAAACTAACTTTTAAATCCTACCCTAGCGCTGCAAGTTCTAGTTCTACAGTTAGAACTATTGTTCCAACTACTCAAAAATTTGATCTACGTGGCAGAGGTAGACAAGCAAACATTCGTATTGAAAGTGAAGCGTCTGGTGACAACTGGAGATACGGAACTTTAAGATTAGACGTACAACCTGATGGAGGTAGATAATGGCTAAAATAAACACAACTAGATTTCCTCAAGCAACACCTGAATATCAAGCACTACAATTTGATATTTTAATTCGTCTGTTAGAACAAATTACTCAACAACTAAATTTTGGTTTTCAAGAAGATTTAAAAGATGAAACAACAGCAAGGACGTGGTTTCTTGGCTGATTTTTTTAAAAGTTTTTCTAAAACAGGTACGGGCAGTTTGTCAAATGCCTACACTGTGCCTACTGCTAATTCTGGAGTAGTGCCTCCTATTTTACCTACAACTGCTTTAATTAAAAGTATTAGGATTTCTAACCCTACTGGTTCAGCTATAACTACAACAGTTTTAGTTGTTGATAGTAGTAATAGTAATTTATCAATAAATTTAATCAAAGCTTCTCTTGCAGCTGAATCAGAACAAGAGGTTTTGACACAACCTATTGTATTAGAACAAGCAGATAAAATAGACATAGTAGGTAATGGTGCTATAATTTTAGTAAGTTTAATGGAGATAACATAGATGAAAAAAATACAAGAAGGCAAGATTGTAGGATATGAAACAATAAATGGTGAGCAAGTGCCTATTATTAATCCTGAAGTACATATGGAAGTAAAAAATATAAAAACAGGAATTGAATATGAGTCAGAGCTACACGCTGATAATGATGTAGCAGATCCGAATACTTCTACTGTAGAAGAAGATATTCAAAAAAATGTATTGCTTAAAGTAGTTAAACTACCTGATGTTTTTGGTAAAAACGAAGACGAATAATTTATTTAGTACAACTAGGATCGTGACATTTACAACCTGATAAATGTTCTTGAAAATCTTTTTCTAAATGTTCTTTCTCTCTTTCGATAACTAATAATCTTTCGTGATATCTTCCTACTTTATCTGCTAAAGTAGCAATAGCTTTTAATACGTCTTTGTTTGACATTTCCATAATAATCTCCTTATTCTAAATTTTTTGGGTAAGTGCTAATCTAAACATCTAACAAATAAAGATCAACAATTTTTTTAAAATTGTTTTCTTGACTTTTATTTTAAAGTGTTTTCCAGCCCGAAGGATGAGGAATACAGTGTTCTGTCTTTATATTTTCCTTCATAGTCAACAAAATATCACCACTAATACTAATTCTTGGATCATCTTTAGTATTGGTTTGTGTATAATGAAGTAGNCCACTTGGAAAAATTACAAAGTCTCCTGTCTTNACTGGAATAATATAACTAGCAAAATTAAACTGATTCCAATCAGTAATATATTCTTTTGTTGGTGGAATAAACAAACCTGTTTGAGAGGCCAGTTCTTTTTCAAATTGAATGTCCCCCATTTGATCATTACGAGCATAATAAACCATACTAAAATGACTAGCGGTGTGTTTATGACTAGCAATATGTTGGTTTTTAACAGTATATGTAGCCCAGGCTTTTGTTATGTGAGCATCAAATTTACTTTCGTCATAACCTTTTGCTTTTAAAAAATTAGTTATATGTACTTCTAACTGTTTAAATAAATCTTTATATTTATTATCGGTATGAAGATTATCTTTTGCTGTTTCTAAATCAGTAAACATAGTATTACCTTTAACATCTGTAGTTGCTGCAGTACTACCTGGACTAGCTTTTACAAAACTTTGTACATGTGAAACTATATCTTTATTAATTTTTTCGTAATTTTCTATTTCTGCGTGGTAAATAGTTTCACCAAATAAACTATTAATTCTTACTTCTTTCTGCATATTGTACTCCTAAATATTCTATCTTTGTTACCCAACCTCTTGGAATGGCGATAGCTCCACCCCCATGGTTGTCGTCTTTATCTATACACCAAGAGCGCATAATAACTAATTTTTCATGGTTTTTTACTACCATCCATCCTACTTCTTGGCACACGGCCAACGGAGCATTAACTATTTCCTGTGCTGACAACCAGCCTGTCTCAGTATCACGGGCATCTAACCACGTTACACGGACCATAGGTACTTTCTTTATGTCTATTTTCATGACGAATTTCTGTTTGCACTGTAGCATAAAAACACTTATACTCACACCATAAAAAAGGTTTAAACAAGACTAACCTCCTTGCTCACGAAACAAGTCATAAGTTGCAAAGGATATTATGTTTAAAAAAATATTTAGAAAATTAAGAAATATGGCAGGAGATGCTGCGCCTATTATTGGTGCCTTAACAGGTAATCCATTACTAGGAGCGGGTATTGGTGCTTTTGCTAAAGACGATCCATTAAAAGCTATACTAATGGGCGGTGCAGGAGGTTTTGGAGGCAAAGCTTTTGGACTAGGCTCAGACGCAACTAGAAATTTTGGTTTAGGAACTTTACTCGGTAATAATAATATACTCGGCAATTTTGCACAAGCAGCTACAGGATCTGCTGGATATACACAGCCAGCTGTACAAGGTAGTGGCCTTTTAGGTGGTGCTCAAAGTTTAGGTGGTGGTATTATGGACCTATTAAAAATGGGTGAAACAGCCGCTGGAAGTAATTTAGGTAAAATAGCTCTTCCTACTATACTTAGTTTAATAACCCAAAAAGAATTAGAAAAAGACATAGATAAACCCGTAGATATGAACGCTTACAGAAGTTCAACTGATGAAAAATACGGTGGTCAATTTGGTGGACGATCAAATAGAATAGAAGACAATATTCGCGGAGCAGCAATAGATCCTTCAACAGGTGTTGCTTATGATTTTTATGACGCTGTCAACGATACATACAAAAATTTTGAAACAGATGGTGAAGGTAATATAATTAACAGAGCCTCTGGTGGAATAGCTAACTTAAATATGGGAGGCAATCCTTTTGATAAAATGACAAGAAT